TGCATTGACTACCGTTAACCTTCCATTAAAGGTTGTAGATGTTAAAGATAACGTATTAATTAGGTAAGTTAACGTATCTGTGCTAGTCAATAAAGTTAAGAAACTGTTATTTAGAAGGTCGATCATTTCAGATAAAAGTGTTATCCTTGCTTGTAATTCCTCGGATTGTATCATTCCTGTAAGGTCACCAGCTTCTGCATAAGCAGGTTGCATTGAAGGGATAAGACTAGCTAATCCACCCAATAAGGCTGCTATGGTAAAGTGTTCTTTAAACCATTTTTCAATACCCTCCGCTAATCCCTTTCCCCATTCTTCTCCTTTCGCAACAAAATCAGAAAATCCAATAGCCTCGTCTATTATTTCTATGATATCCCATAAATCATCTGCCATAGCTTTAATTCCTGTCCAAATTGCAGATCCTATTATTTTCCCGCCATTAACAATAGTGTTCCAGGCGTCTGTAATAGCTTTAGGAAGATCCTCAGTGAAAAATTTAGGAACATCTTTCTTGAAAAATTTATTAAGCCATATACCAGCATGAACTACGGCATCATTAACGTCTAATTTAAATTTTTCCCAAGATTCTGCTGATTTGATTTTAAATTCAGCATAACCAATAATTAAATCATTAATCCAACTTCTCCAATTCATATCGGCTTCTTCTAACCACGTAGGAAAATCCTCTTCCCAAAATTTAGTCCAACCATCAATCATGTTTTTAAGACCTTCCTCATGCGATTTAGCAACCTCTTCATTCCATTTAGTAAAAGGTCCTTCGATTAATGACCACCAAGCAATTTCCAAATGAGTTACCGCATCTCTTAATGCGACATTTTCTTCCCATACCTCATGTGTCCATTTTGCTAGTTCCCAACCTATTATAAATCCTGAAACAACGGCTATGGCAGCAAGGCCACCAACAAGTAATATAGTTGCGGTTCCGGCAAGCATAGCAGTAAGTCCAAAGAATTGCAAAGCTGCACCCATTACCAACATTGGAACGATGAATTGTCCTATAATTGCTAATCCTGCTAATGCTCCTACTATTAATAAAATAGCTGAAACAACAAATTTTAATAAAGGTTTGTTTTTTGTCAAAACCTTCATTATTGCTTTAAGAAATTTTCCTCCTTCTTTAAGTATTGGAAGTAAATCCTCTTTTAAAATTTCTCCTAAAGTGAAAAAGAATTCTTGTACTTCCTTATCTTCAGCTAGGGATTGTAATATTGCTTGTAATTCTTGTATTACTGGAGCTAATCCCATAGTAAATGCTAGTTTCAGAGATTGGATACTACCGGCCATTCTCTTTATTAGAGCAACTAAAGATTTTTCAGTTATCACCTCTGCTTGTTTTTTAGCAGTTCCTTTTTGAGAAGCTCCTTCTATTAATTCATCTAAAATCTCAATGTTATTAATTAAAGCTAAGAAGGCTCTTTCAGCATTAGCATCCATTTTTAGTGATTTTACAAAGGCTGATACACCCAATTCACCATGTTGTTTTTTAATTTTTACTATAGCTGTTTTAAATTCTTTTAAAACTTGTCCAAAATTCCTAACTTTTCCTGTAGAATCAAAAATCTCAACACCCATAGCTTTCATTGATGTACTTAAAGCTACTACTGGGTCTCTAAGATCTCTAAATGCTTGACCTAGAGCTAAACCAGCCCTACCACCTTGTTGACCAATAATATCACTAACAAGACCTACCATTGCTCCTGTTTCTTCTAAGGTTAATCCCATTAGTATGGCTTGTTGTCCTGCTGCACCAAAGGAAATGATCAAATTTTGTATTTCAGCTGTTGATTGTCTGTTTACATTAACTAGAACATCAGCAACATCTTCATAAGAACGATTAAACATTTTTGAAACTTTGACAATGTTCTGAGCTGCATCTGCTGCGTTAATTTCTTCAATTGCCATCAAGTTAAGAACTTGTGTAACAGCACCCATTGTTTGTTGAGCTATTTCTAATTCAGTGCCTACAAATTTAACTGCTTTGCCTACTTCTTTGGTAACTGTAGCAACTTCAGCAATATTGAACATAGTTCTACCCGATCCTAGTGTTAACATAGCATCGTTCATATACTGTATAGCTACAGCAGTTTTCTCGCTAGTGGATGTTAAATCTAATCCTGAAGCAATAACTGCTCTAACCATAGCATCTTGTGCTCCAGCAGCCTCTGATACAGTGCTTTGAACTATCCTACTAACTGATCTTAGAGCATCTCTAGCCCTGTTAGCAATAAAACCCCATTGGAAGGCCATAAAGCCTAGGGATTTTATATGTTTTTTAGCTACTTCATCAGTATCTCTTAAAGTAACATTGACTTTTTTAAGGTTATTATTAGTACCTTTAAAGGCACCTTTAATATCATTAATATCAGCCTTTACTTTTTTAGTAACTGCGTCTATATTTTCAAAGCCTGTTGAAGACAGGTGAATATTAAAAGTTACATCAGTTCTTGGCATATTTTTTGTTTATATTTTAAAATAAGGAAAGAAAAAAGAAGTTGTTAGTGAGAGTGTTGTCTATATTGAGGATTGGTTGCATACATTTTAGAATATCTTTGTGCCTGTTTCCCTTTGTTAGATCTTGCCAAAGATTCGACTTCGCGATTTGATTCAGAAAGCATTGCTATAGAAAGAAGAATGCCTTCAGCAGAATCTCTTTCGAACCCTAAAATTTCATGAGGAAATGCACAGGGCACTGCCTGACAGAGCTGTGCTAAGGATTTGCCGAATTTTGACTCTGCAATTTTTTTCGAGCTTCTTCTGCTTCTCTAGTCATTCCTGTAATTTCTGTTATTTTGTTAAAAATCGCTAGAACAGTATTGTAACTTAGATCTCTAATGTGAATTGCTTCACCAGTTAGTAATCTAGGATCATTATTGTCTATGGTTACAGGAGGATCTATTGTGCAAGCAGGTAGGAGGATGTCAATTAAAGGGAGTATTTGTTCTTTAAGATACTTTGCATCCTCGTCTGAAAGGTCATCAGATTTTATGTCATGTACATTCTTTGGCATTGAAGAAAATTTATCTAAATTAGATAAAAGATCATAGGTAGGTATTGGTCTTATAAGCCAAGTTACCTTTCCTACACCGTCTTCCTCAAGGTCAAAGCTTGTTTGTGATTTTTTTCGAAGCTGTGATACTTTTGGATTTGTCATTAAACCTCTTTATCCAGTAAATTGTGCATTAGTTTTTTCATTAACTATTGTCACAAGTATTGGATCACCGTTTGAATCCCTTTGGGCTGTAAAGTCAATTGTTTGTACTAATCGTTCGTAGTTGTCTACTGGTAAGTTATTTGTATCATATGCAATATCTGGAAGATCTACTTTAATTTTTCTATAAGCTTCACCAGAACCATATGAACCTTCTAGTACAACTTGTTTATCTGTACCATCTAACCAATCTTGATATCTAGTTTCTACATCATATCGTAGATCCATTGAACCAGTAACATCAAGCATGGCTATAATACCAGCTGGAAGATATTTGCTACCTAAAGCAAAAGAATCTTCTTCAACATTATTCTCACACGTAATTGACATGGATTCTACAAAAGTAGCTGACGAACCACCAAAGGTTGCAGAAACTTCTGTTCCTCCTAAAGGTCTTTCCACAGAATTGAACTCTGGGAATGTAACTGAAGATAAGGTACCCATAGATAATTCTTTTCTAAATACAACATCAAAGGAAGCCATTAAAAGTTCAGCTGGATTGTAATCTAATGTCATAGTATTTACAATTCCACCAACATATCTATGAGCTTTGACATCTCTTCCAAATTCAGCCCTGAAGAATGGAATTGTCTTGGCTTTTGTAATAACATGTTGATTTACATCAGTGTTTGGGGTTCCTAAAGTTGTAGTAACAGTACCTAATGCATAATAAACTAAACTCGCAGCTCCAACAGGAAACAATGGAACACTTATTGATCCAGTGAATTTCTGTGGTCCTTGAATTTTACTTCTTTTAACCCTATCAGAGGTTGTTAATGGATAAATGTATTGATGATCACCACTAATATCATCTCCACCAACATCTAGTGCATGAGAATTTGCTCCGAACGAACCAAATGACTCGTCTGTAAAGGTTGTTTTCTTTTCAAACAGCATATATCGGTCGGTCATATTTTTTTATTCACCTAATTATGATTGTGTTATTGAGACTTGCGCATTAATCTCGACCCTTACGGGAATAGCGTCTATATTTCTTTCTGATAGCAGGCCCTCGCCAGTAATAATTCGACATCGAGCTATTCTGACAGTGCCACTAATAGTTTTAAGATGGAATTTATCATAAACCTTCTCGGCCACAGCAAGGGCATTTTGTATGCCGGATTTAAAAGTATCTGTGGAATTTGAATAATAGAGAAGGTCTATTGCTATGAGAAAATTATTAAAGGTTGTTTTTGAAGTTACTCCTTCATCTGAAGTCATTGAACCAGGAACAATTGTAGCTTCATATTCTCCTTCAATAAAAGCAGGTTTAGCTCTCCACATATGAACCTTGGATCTAGAACCATCATCTGAAAGTTCTGTGATGGTCTTTGTATCAGTTTCTATTTGATCGAGAATTGCTGTCCATTTACCAGCTAATCCAGGCATAAATTATAATGGTCCTCTTGGAGGTAGTTTAGTTGTCCAGACATTAGTCCAATCAATTAACATTAATTCAACTTTAATACCAAGTTCCTGTTCTACAGCTTTCCTTGTATTACGAAGGATGTTTCTTGCTCTAATACCAGGGTGAAAACCAAATGCTGGGTTTTTTGGATTAACTAGTCTTTTGCTTATTTTAGGAACAAATCTACCACGAGAACGCTCAGTTCCTTGATCAAGATAATGGAATACTGGATATCTAGATCCTACAGTAATCATAGATCTTAAATCAGTTTTTCCATCTTTAGTTTCTTTTCTAAAGATTTGGATAGAATTTCTAGTTGTCCCTGTTTTAACAGGAGTATTTAATTGGATAATTTGTTTAGTATATTCAGCTGTGCCATCTATTAATTTTCTAGTAGCAACGCTATAGTATCTCCTTATTTCACCAATTTTATCTGCAAAATCTTTAGGATTTACTCGTAAATCAAAAATATATGGATCGGCCATTAAGATTCTTGAATATAGCCTTCAGAAGTAGTTAAGGCAGATATATCAGGAGGCAATCCTATTAAAGTTTGTTCAGAGATATCTTCAACGTTAAGGTCTACAGCTTCACGAGAAATTCGGTTGATAAAGAATTCAGCAACTTTGCGAAAATGATCCATCTTCTCTTTAAGTGCAACAGGAATATTTCCAAGGTCTTGAGAAATACCTTCACTATAAGAACCATAGGTTAACCAAACAGCAAAAGCTCTAGTAGCATCATCTACTTCAGCTGTTACAGCTAGAGGATCTTTAACATTATCTATTACTCTTTTAGCTCTATCTATATTAGCTTGAACAACTGTATCTGTAACGTGTTTACTAGGAACAACATCTAATAAATCTCTAACTGATTGTACCGTTACAGTCATAAGAATTACTCCTTAGTTAGTTGAATTTCTGGATCTTGCCCAAAAGGAGTACAATAATATTCTAGTTTTTTTAACCAGCCGCAGGATTTCTTTTTAATCATATTTTTTTCTTTCACCTTTTTCTTTGAAATCTCTTGAGATTAGCATACCAATTGTGAAACAACTGGAAATTGCAGATATAATAACAGTGTCATAAAGGGTTAATGAATATTCTAAAAGCGAATTAGCAACGTTAGTTGAAGTTAATGGAGCAAAAAATGATACTCCAAAATTTCCTACATATCGATATATTTGTTTTTTGATAAAAGGAGACATTTCTTCTGGGATAAAAAAATTTGAAGTGTAGATATCGTAAAATATCAAGGTATAGCTTTTAAGAAGCTACGCCTGTAATTGTAGCGATTCTACGGTTTTGAGTTTCCGTACCATCGAATGGTTGCGGAATATCGATGTATCTGAACCACTGTCGAATAAAGATGTCTTCACCACGAGGAATCTTCCATTTCTCTTGAGCTGGAATAATTCCACCACCGTTAAAGGTTGCCAAGAATCCTATTGTAGGATCCTGATATGGAACCACCAATGCTTCTGTGTCAACAGGCCATGAAGTATGATTATAAGGCTGTCTAGTCAATACAATCTTTACTTTATATTCTGTTTGCAAAAAGTCTTGAATTGGTTGGGTGATGTTCCTAATTAGTTTTAGTTTCGTGACACCTACAAATGCTTGAGCAGGAATAATTAAGGCAAATGCTGTTGGCTTGTTCAATTGGGAAGCTGGAATATTGGAATTTTTCACAATATTTGCAATTGCTTTTGCTACATCATCTTCTGGAGTTGCTGAGGCTGAAGACCAAGTTGCAGTTGCAGCAACATCGTTGTTATCATCTGCTTGATCCACAAGTCCTTCAAGGACATGTTTATCTCTTTCAGCTGCCAGATTTTCTGCAGCGCGTCTTGCGCTATCTGCTTCTAACCAGTCTGATGCTCCTCTTAGCTTTGCATCGTTAGAAATAAAGTAACGAGTTTCAGCTAGTTGAAGATCAACTTTCTTGATATTGTAAGTAACAGGTTTTGCTCTTTCTACCTGAGCTACATTTTCAGCAGGAACTGGATACTGTGTGTTGACAGCATCGTCGCCTGGAGCAAAGATTTGTGCTTCAATGGAATCCATTGCGCGAGTGACTATTACATCACCGGTTGCAGCTATTAAAGCCGATTCCTGGTAAATCTTTTCTCTAGTGATTGTCAATAAGACAATCTCATCAAAAGTAGCTTCTCCAAGTTTTGATATTTGCTCTGGGGAATATGTAGCTAGTTCATCTAGGGTTGCATACGGAACGCCTCCGTTAAGGCCATCATAGAATTTCATGATTATTTTACACCTAAAGGTATTGTACTCTTCCTATCGTCAATCTGGTGAGCACTTTTGTCGCACCAGCGGCGGAAGTTGTACCTACAGCCACGTCTTCCTCTGCAATTCCTACTATTCTTGCCAGTTCTTTAAATCTAGCTTCTAGTTCGTTACTAGCATCTGTAACTGTAGTGTTTGGAATTGTAGTTTTAGAGTATTTGTTAACTTTACCACCCGCGGCATCTACATAGAGAGGATCTCCTCTAGTAATTGCACTGTTGTTGACCTTGACTAATAGTCTAGCCCAACCATCTGCAAACACAGGGATTCCTTTAGTACCTATTTGGGTACCTGTAAGATCCGTAGTTGATGGGAAATTCAAATCGTGAGGATCACGAGTTGATCTATAGTTAACACACTTTGGTAGATCGGTTGATCCGCATTTATCAACTTTGACAACTGAAGATTCTGATACGTAAGTTAGCACATAACCACCATCGTCAAGGGAAGTTGCATTTTTAAGTCGCATATTCCACATTTCGCCTGGTTCACGTGCTCTACCTCCGCCGTCAGTCATATTTAGTTACCACTTGTTATAGTTGCAGGAAGTTTTAAATCTGATAACTCACTGTGTTTTGAAATAGCGTCAAGGATTTTATCCTTTCCAGTCTTACCAGTCTCTTTAGGAGCTGGAGCATATTTCTTTGCGTCTTCAAGACCTTTTGTTGCATTATCAAGTTCTTCTCTAAGTTTAGAGATAGATTTTTGAGTTTTAGTAGCAACATCTACCATTGCATTCATTACTTGAACCTTTTTATCCCAAGGGATATCTAGGGTCTTTATTGAGTCAATTGGAAAGTCTTTGTCGATGCTTGTAACGTTTTTCACTTGATCACCAAATTTGGCTTCTGCTTGTCTTTCAAGCTTTTCATCAATTGTTTTAGTATATTCAGCGAATTTAGCATCTACAGGATCGATTTTAGTCTCATCTGTTTTGATACCATTTTCCTCTAATACTTTTCTGGAAAAAGCATACATGTCTTTGAATTTACTAATAGATGATTCATCCAATTTTTTTGATGTTTCAGTTGTAGTTTCAGTCTTTACGCCTAGTTCTTTTGCTAGGTCTATTCCTGATTTTTCTGCGGCTTCACGAAACAAAGTAAACTTCTCTTTTAATTCGTCAGGTTTGAGACCATCAAAGTTCTCTTTCTGATCGGGAGTTGTTTGTTTTGTCATTGTTTTAATTTGTTTATCCAACAAATTTTACATGCAGGACGTCTTACGACGGATAATTTGCTAATTTTAGCATTAAATGGTACCCATGCCTGGAATTCTTTTGACCAAACTGATCGTAGTTTGACTTCATAAGATAATCCAATCTCACCCTCTGAGAGAGTGATAGGGCCATTATATATACCATTTACATAAAGATGTTTTATTGGCTCGTGGCGCAGAGTGACACCAGTGACCTTTCCATCAATTGTTGCACCGAAGAGATCATGTTCTGTGTTTAAAAGAGTTTCATCTCCTGATTCCAGGAGAGATTTTTGTTCATTGTAAAGATGGGTTATAAACTCTGGAGTATAGACATATTTGGTACCATACATATCAATAACAGTGCCTACTGCAGCAGCAGTACCTTCAAAAGTCTGGCTTGTTTCATCTATAATAGCTTCTCCGTTGAAAGAGGAAGTTAATTCTGTTCCTTCTTGGGTAGATAATTCAGCAAAACTGGATGATAGATCTGTAACAGCACATGCACATTTAATATTATTATAAGGGACAGTTCCATCCAAGCAACTATTAAAAGATTTTTGTCTAGAAGGTTTCCATAGTAAGGTTATTTCTTTGCTTTCTCCTAGATAAGAGTTATCGAATATATTAGGTAATCTTCTTAATATCCAACGGTCATGTAGGAGATTACCATTAAAGAATAATTCACTAAACTTGCTGGTTTGTTGACCTACTATTAATTTTCCTTGGTCAATTATTTCATATTTTTCATCGTTTTTAGTATCTCCTTCAAAGGAAAACCATTTAAGATCTCTAGTGTCTTCGGATTTGAGACCAAATAACCTAGTTACGGTAGGAGCATCTAATATTTCTATTTGTGAAGAATTTTCTGGTATTTTAAACTCCCAAAACTCTGCTTCATCATCACTGGAGAGAATTGATAGTTGATAATAACTAGTAGATTCTTTATCTGTGAATTTATGGATTATATAAGGTAATTCTTTTTTAGTTTGGTCTTTAATTATCATTGGTTTCTTCCTCGTCTTCTACATCTTTACCATTAAGGGACATTTTGATATCTTCTGGAAGCGAATCATCCATTTCTATAGGAGAAGTGATAAATCCTGAAAGCTCATAAGAAGAACGCCAAAAACGACAGTGTCCTTCTGGAAGTATTCTTTGAGGATTAGCCTCAACTATTTGACAAGTGTTATCTGAAAAGTTATCACCTTGAATGTAGTGCATACAATTACCACAATTCCTTTCGAAAGGTGATATGGATGTATAACTGCAATATTGTTGATCGAATAATCTTTGCTGTGGAGTAGGACGATAGTTTCCTGCAATAATCATTGGGATTCCTATTAAAGAGTTCTTTGACATTTTTGATTTACATTCATTAATAGCAATTGCTATAGCTTGCTTGTCAATTTTATGACCTTTCTTTCTTTTTTCATGTAACACTTTTCTAACACAGTCTTGGTCAACATCTGCTTGTAATGATAAAGCTACTTCTATTTCATGTGAAAATTTTAATTCTTCTTCCATTATAATAGTTGTCCTTTTATTCTATCTCCTCTAGAATTTATCTCCCTTTCTCTTTTACCTTGAGTTTGCATTCCTCCAGTAGGACTAGCTTGGTCCCTTCCTAAGAGATCATCAGATACAGATCGTGGAGAATTTCCAAATCCTTTGGATTGTGTGTTATCTAACCAATCAATTAATTCTTCAAATTGGTGTTCAGTTAAAGGATCTAATCCCCAAATAGCTCTGATTTCTGAAGGAGTAAACACCTTAGCTCCTACAAGGACTGATATTATTTTTGCTAATTCTGTTCTATCTCTATCAAGGATTAATCTGTTTTTAATAAATAATCTATTTACAACGGCATCATCTATTCCTGGACGAACTATTCTAATATGCCTTTTCATTAATTCTTCTAATTTCTTTTGAATAACAGAGGCATATATTTCAGCTCTTAAGGCTAGGAAACTAGAAGCATGTACTAGGGAAGTAAATCCTTTAGATTCTCCACCCATTAATGCTGAAGGAGTTCCTGATGGACCACCTAAAAGGCTATTAATTTGGTCGATTATTGGAAGAGGATCTGCATAAGTAGATGTTTTTGGTTCTATCCAAGTGATTTCAACATTACTACCAGTAGTGAAACCTTGATCGGCTTCTCTCTTAGCATTTGTTTCATTATAATCTTCAATTGCTTGTTTAGCATCAGCCTTTGCAGCTGTTAATTTTTCTGAATAAGTTCCTTTGTATCTAGAAGGATCAAACATGTTTAAGTTTAATTTATGCCATTCTCTTGGTAAAGCTCTATTTCTCCATAGCATATCATTTCTAATTAAATGTTGTTTCCATGCAATAATACCAAAAAGACTATTGATTGGGGCCATAGACCAAGTGTTTAAAGTCCATCTTTTTAGATTATCCCTAATCATTGAACGACGATTATGGAAACTAATATGTAAAATTCTATCTTTTCTTATAACTCTAGTTGCTAAATCATTAATAGAGTAATTTTCATCTATTACATAGAATTGAGGTTTTGAAATTAATTGAGCTCTGTCTTTAAAAGATATTGAAGGAGAACTACCTATTTGGTCTCTGGTTTCAACTGCAGTTATAGAATGCATTGGTAGAGGTTCTAAACCTGTAATTCCTTGTGAACCATTAAATTTGATAACATCTACAGCATCACCATATTTCCAAAGATCTACAGTATAATCGTGATATAATGCTGGAATATCCATAGCTTTATACCAATTTGTTGCTTCTTCTACGGCATTTTCTTCTTCATTTGTTAAAGTTTTATCTTGGTTTTGAATACTAGGATCTCCAACTGATTTTTGTACCATTAAAGCAATTAAGGAGACGGCTGAGAAGAGTCTTTCATCATCCCAATAAAGTCTATCTGCTAAGAGGTAACGATTTTCATTAACCCTTAAATTAGCAATTTCTTGTAAGGTTCCACCAATTATAGAAGCAGGTGCTATTACTAAAGGATCTACTATAGCTTCTCTTAAATCATAACGTTCAGTACCAGTTGTAGAAGAAGCTTGGCTACTAGCACTCTCTAGTTGTTTTCTTTTAAATAAATCTAAAAAACCCATTTAAATTACCTCCAAGATGCTAAGTGATGAATAGGAACATTTGAAGGCGATTTCCTTAGTTCTTCGTTTTCTCTTCGAATAAATGATACCATTTGTGCAACCGAGTCAGCTTGGTCTTTTGAACCTGTAGAAGGATGATCTACTTTCTGACCTCTAATTAATAAGAGTTCTTCCAGTTCTTTAAATAAGAGGTCCCCATAAGGAATCTCTGTGGTTCCTTGAGTAAAGTCGTTCCTTAGTAGAATCCAATCGTTGAGGTTTAAAGTGTGTTGAATTGTTTCTATGTTGTTTTCTCTCATTAAATTGTTAATTTCATTATGCATATAAGCATCAAAAATGTGAGCCCTGACAGGAAGAGCCTCAATTAAAGGTTTTACTATATCAATAACCTCTCGGAGATTAATTTCCTCGTCTTTTGGAGCTACAAACACAGTAGAACCAATTATCCTAATATCATCATTAGTTGATTTGTAACCAACTGATAATCCATAAGCATCGTTTTTAATGGAAGGATCGGTTGTTATATAGAATTCTATTGCATCTGGATAGAGTCTTAGATCTATACGACTTTTATCTATAGAAGGAGTAAATCCTAACTTTCTATCAGCTTTGTTGGTTGGAGGTTCTCCAATAAAACAATTTATAACTTTTATTGATCTTTTCTTTAAATCATCTAGTTTGATTTCATTGAAAAAGGTTTTTGTGTCAACTCCTTCTTCAGCTCCATAATCTCTATCAAAAATTTCAGGGTGTCTTTTTCTCTCTTCTTCTAAAACCTCTAAAGGAAGATCAGGATTTAATTCCCAAGTTTTCTTCCATACTGGTAAAGCCCAGTGCCAGTTTTCTGTTACAGCTTGTTTATAAAGAGAAGAGATAAAATCTCCTGCACTAGCTATTGAGGAAATAGCTACTCGAATATCTTCATTCCATCCTTTAAAGTTTGCTGTGGAATTTGCTAATTTAAAGTAGATTTCTTCAGGAGAATGCTTTTCACTGTCTTTAAAAGAGGATACCTCATCTGCTACAAAGACCTTTACTGTTCTACCTACGCCAGAAGCAACTGAGGAACCTAAGGCTTTAAAGGTGATATTTTTAGGGAATTTGACAGTGTTATATGTTACACCAGGGTTTTGTGAACAGAAAAATGGAGAATTTGTTAAAAGTTCTTTAGCCCTTTTAAAAACAGTATCTAGTGCTTGATCTTCACTAGGTGCTACATTGATACAGAAAATCTCTGCATTAGGCGATAGATGATAGAATTTTTGAGGATCTTTTAACATTAATAACTTTGCAGCTTCATAAAGACCTATCAAGGCTGCAATTGTAGTTTTTCCTCCTCGCCTACCAGAAACAAAGATTAATTCACTTTTTAATCGTTTATTAGTTTTAGAATCTATTTGATAGAACTCTTTTAGGATATCCTTTTGTGATTCCCAGAGTTTAAGATTTCCTAATAAAGGATGTTCCCAAAAGAACACAGGATCTATTGAAGCTTTTAATTGTAATGTTAATTTTTCTCCTAGCGATAAATCTTCCCAATCTTTGGGATTACAACTAGGAACTAGGCGTGTTATCATTAATTGGAGTAATGTTTTTTATTACTTTTTGAGATAGTTTATCAGCAAATTTTAATTTACAAGCGGGACAAGCTTCTTGAATTACTGTATCCACTACATTGTTATATTCAACATGGATGTTATCTACCTGGATTTTAGCAATGTTTTTAAATTCACCTTGTAGTTTTGCTAAGACTTCTAACCAATGGCGAGATTCTGCTAGTAACCCTGTCCAAGCTTTAATTATGCTAGGATCCTTGGTAGCTAGTTCAGGTTTTAGACTATCAATTTCAGATTGAATAGTTTCAATGGCTGTTATACATTCTTCAGTTTTGTCAATAAATTCATTTGCTAATACAGCTCCATTTTGAGCTATAATTGCATGATATTCTGGTTTTACATGATATCTTAAATGGTTATACCAATTAGTACTATAAACTTTGTATCCATGAGACTGTAATTGAGAAATTACTTCCTTCAATCCCATTTCTCTTTTAAAGTATTTTAACTCATAATCTTCAATACCGTCAATGGAACATAATTCGCAAGAGATAATTGCGTGTTTAGTTTTCCGTTGTTGCATTAGTTAAAACTCCTTTTTCTGCTTTTGTCCATTTGTCGTTGATAAACTTTTCAGATTTTTGGCAATCAGGTTTAGAGCATTGTCGATAAAGTTCGTCGTTCCAATGAAACTCTAACCATGTATGTACCTCTCTCAGGCACTGTACATTCATAATTATTAAAGGTTAACATTGCCTATAAAGCCACTGGGAACGGGATATTAAAGAATAGGTATATAGTGGGAAAAACAGGGCAAATATTATAAAAATTATAGAATTAGTAGGGATT